CAAGGGTGCCGCCGCGTCGGCAATGGCCGCGTACCGGAAGAAGGGCGCCACCAAGGCGCAGAAGGCTGCGGCCACCAAGGCGCGCAACGCCGCGCTGGCGCGGATGAAGTCTGCGACGACCACGCGCAACGCGGCCCTGACGGCGCAGGCCACGGCGCAGAACAAGGTCTACGAGGTCTCCGGGCAGTACGAGAAGCTCCTGACCGGAGCCAACAGGGACGCGTACGCGGCCCTGACGGGCCTGTTCAACCAGTACGGCCTGGGCTCCCTGGCGCCCAAGATCTACGAGTTCGCCAAGCAGGGGTACGGCGCTGACGTCATCACGCTCCTGCTCCAGGACACCAAGGAGTACAAGGAGCGGTTCGCGGCCAACGCGACCCGCGCGAAGAACGGCCTGCCCGTGCTCTCCCCAGCGGAGTACCTGTCCACCGAGGCGTCGTACCGGCAGATCCTGTCCAGCGCTGGCCTGCCCAAGGGCTTCTACGACAACCCTGCCGACTTCGCGAACTGGATCGGCGGGGACGTGTCCCCGACCGAGATCAAGAGCCGGGTGGACATCGCGATCGGCAACACCATGCAGGCCGCTCCGGGCGTGAAGGAGGCCCTCCAGCAGCTGTACGGGGTGGACGAGTCCCACCTGATCGCCTGGGCGCTGGACGAGAAGAAGGCCCTGCCGATCATTCAGAAGCAGGCGCAGGCGGCGCAGTTCGGAGCCGAGGCGATCAAGCGGGGGCTGGCCCTCAATGGCCAGAACCTGGAGGACTTCGTCACCTCCGGGCTGTCGCTCTCCCAGGTCTCCCAGGGCTTCCAGACGGTGGCGGAGGCACTGCCGAACATTCAGGCCATCGCGGCTCGCTACGGCGAGACGTTCGGCCAGAGCGAGCTGGAGCAGGACATCATCGGCGGGGTGGCTCAGTCGGGTCTGGGCGAGACCAAGCGCAAGCGCCTGGCGAGCCAGGAGCGTGGACTGTTCGCCGGTTCCGCCGGTGCTACCCCGGCAGGCCTTTCCACTGGCTTCCAGGCGGTGTAGCGGCGTACGCTCCAGCCAGCGCTGTGGAGCAGCTCGGTAGCTCGCTGGGCTCATAACCCAGAGGTCGCAGGTTCAAATCCTGTCGGCGCAACTTGTCTCCGCAGGTGGGTACCCTTCAGCAGCGCTGCGGGTCGGAAAGAAGCCCACCACTACTCGAATCAGGGCCCATGTCTCCCGACATGGGCCCTTTTGTTTGCAATGGGGTACATTCCTTAACGATGTTCAGGGTGGATCGCCTGGCCCCATACCTGTAGAAGTCCAGGACAGTGCGGAGCGGTCGCCTTCCCCGGGGCGGCCAGGCCGAAAGAGGGAGAAGCTCTCATGAGCGGTGGCTTTGGGTACTACGACGGCGGCATGTACGACGAGAACGACGGTCAGTCGTTCGAACCCGGTCCAGGCGCGCAGCAGGCTCCGCAGCAGCGGAACCCACTCCGCGACCACCTCAAGAAGGTTGAGGACCAGAACGAGGAGCTGCGCAAGCAGGTCCAGCAGTTGGTGCAGCAGCAGAACACCAACACCGTCGCGGATGCACTCCAGGCCAAGGGGTACGACCGTGGAGCGGCAGCGCTCTACGGCGGGGACCCCGCAAAGCTGGACGAGTGGCTCGCAACCAACGGTGCCTACCTCGCCAAGTCCGCCGATACGTCGGCACAGGGCGGCGAAGGACAGCAGCAGCAGGGTGTGACCTCGACCGTTCCGGCAGAGACACAGGCAGCGATGCAGCAGATGCAGCAGGCGGGCACCTCCGCAGCGGCCCCCCAGGGGACCGAGGCGGAGCAGATGGCTCAGATCAACAGCCAGTCCGACCCGGCCGCTCTGATGCAGTACCTCCAGTCGCAGGGAAACCAGCACTACTGGAACGGCTGACCTGGTCTCCTCCCTACGGCACCCCAGGAGGGGGTGAGAGGCCATGGCTAACGCCTACACGGATACCACTGCAATGTCGAACGCGGTCCAGACCGCGTACGACAAGTTCTTCGAGTTCGCCCTGCGTGCTCAGCCGCTGTTCCGCCAGGTAGCGGACAAGCGCCCCGCACAGCAGACCGCCCCCGGCGGTTCCGTGGTTCTGGAGCGATACCAGGATCTTGCGGTGGCGACGACTCCGCTCACGGAGACGACCGACCCTGACTCGGTGGCGATGGGCAACCCCACCACCGTCACGATCACCCTGAACGAGTACGGCAACCCGGTGCTCCGCACCCGCAAGCTGTACCTGTTCTCGCTGACCGACGTGGACCCCGCGATCGCCAACATCGTGGCGTTCAACGCGGCAGACTCGATCGACTCGGTCGTTCAGACCGTGCTCCGCTCGGGTACCAACGTGATCCAGCGCAAGGCTGGCACCGTCACGTACGTCACCAACGGCACCGTGTCGACCCCTGTCGGCACCACCATGGCGGCCACCGACGGTTACACGTCGACCATGGCTCGCCTGGCCGTTGTGAAGCTCCGCGCCAACAAGGCCGTGCCCCGCAAGGGCAGCATGTACTGGGCTGCGATCCACCCGGAGGTCTCCTACGACCTCCGCTCGGAGACCGGCGCTGCCGCCTGGCGCGACCCACACAACTACAGCGCTGCTGGCAACATCTGGGCTGGTGAGATCGGCGCCTACGAGGGCGCGTTCTACATCGAGTCCCCGCGTTGCTACAACGCCGTGGACGCCGGTACCGGCGACAACACGGTGCGCCGCTTCCGTACCTACTACGCGGGCCAGCAGGCCCTCGCGGAGGCCGTGGCGGACGAGTTCCACACCGTGGCGGGCCCCATCACCGACAAGCTCATGCGCTTCCGTCCGCTGGGCTGGTACGGCGTTGCTGGCTGGGCGCGCTACCGCGAGGAAGCGCTGATCCGCGCCGAGTCGACGTCGACCATCAACTCCAGCTGATGGTGGTGGATTGTGGCGTCCTGGCTCTTTCGCACACCCACGGTTGAGGAAGGACCGGCGGGTCTCGACCCGCTGTTCCATCGGGTGAAGTTGAGCCGGGGCATCACGATCCTGGAGGGACCGCCCGGCACCTACCGGGCGGTCCGCTTCCCCACCCAAGACGAGCAGTTCGCATCCGCGCCCGCCCTGTACATGGGCGGGCATGAGTACGTGGTGGATGACGCCACCAAGGCCGCGCTGATCGCGGCGGGCATCGGCGTGACAGAAGCCAACTTCGATACGCCGGAAGAGGGTTACGGCTGGGGCCGTTACGGCTACGGCTCCTATGGCATCGGAGGTTGGTAAATGGTCACGACACCTACGCGAGGCGACACCAACTGGGACGTTGCCCTCAACGCAGCCCTGAACAACCTCCAGAGCCAGACCGACGGCAAGGTCTCCAAGGCGGGCGACACCCTGACGGGGTCGCTGAACCTGCCCGAAGCGGCCCAGATCAACATCGGCTCGTCGGGCTCGGGTGCCCCCCTGGCCGTGCGCCGGACGAACAACACGGACGCCACCCTGTCCACGCGAGTGGGCGCGGAGACGGCCAGCCGGTTCTTCATCGAGGCCGTGGGCACGCACCAGTGGAGCGATGGCACCAACGGTGCGGACGTGAACCTGTACCGCTCTGCTGCCAACGTGCTCAAGACCGACGACACGTTCACCATCGGCACGGGGACGCTCAACCTTGGTGCGAGCGTCAACCTGTACGCCGCTGCGACGAATCTCCAGACCGACAACTACTTCGTGGCCCCCACCGGCCAGTCCTCGGGCCAGTGGAACGTCTTCGGCGGAGCCGCCAACTCCCTGAACCTGGGCACGGCCGGTGGTGGTGTTGCCATCAAGACGGGCAGCAACGCCCGCCTGGGCACAGCCACGCTGGTGGCTGGCACAGTAACGGTGGCCAACACCTCGGTCACCGCGAACACCAAGATCTTCCTGAGCCGGGCCACCACGGGCGGCACGCCAGGGCACCTGTCCTACACCAAGATCAATGGCACCTCGTTCACCATCAACGCGTCCGGCGGTGCCGACACGTCCACGGTGGACTGGCTCCTCGTGGAGGCGAGCTGATGGCTGGCAACGGCGGTATGCAGCATGGGCGTGACTGCCCCACCATGGCCGCGCCCTGCGCGCGCACCATGGGCGGCAACACGACTATCATCAATGGCGACGAGGCGCCCACCCTGGACGCCTCGGTCGAGTCCACGCCCTTCAGGGCCAGTGACCTGCGTGAGGACGACTCGCACGTCATGGGCGTCTACAAGGCCCAGGCTGAGCCCTTCGCGGGGTCCTGATGGCGTGCCGACAGGGTTGCAAGACCCAGGACCACGGGTCCTGGGGTGAGTGCCTGCGCGCCGCAGAGGTGCGCACGTACCACGTGGCCGTCTCCAAGGGCTTTGACGCCACGGCCCAGAAGAAGTGGGACCGGGAGCTGGACGGATTCGCGAAGGCGACCAAGGAGGGCATCCGTCCCGACTCCACCAAGTGGAGCGGCATCGACGCAGCCAGGCGGGCCTCCGACAGGGCCGGGGCCGCGTACGGACGCGACTTCAACAAGGCCACCCCTATGGAGAGCTGATGCCTGGCGGCTACTACCCGGACACAAAGATCACCGACCGCGACGGCGACTACCTCGCCGTCAACGCGGACGGCTCGATCAACGTGTCCGGGATCAGCGGCACCACGGGCGTCAAGGTCACCGATGGCACGGACCAGCTGATCATCAACGCCAACGGCAGCCTGCCCGTGGAGCAGCTGCCGAAGTACAGCGCCATCACGTCCTCGTCGTCAGCACGGACCACGTCTGGTGACACGGGCCTGATTGCCCTCACGGGCACCCCCCGCTACGTCACCTTCACCATCAGCATCACGGCGGTATCGGGCACCAGCCCGACGGTGATCTGGTACTTCCAGTGCTCCGACGCCAACGGCATCATGATCGACCTGCTGCCGCGCATCGCGGCGGCAGCGCCCGCGTCCGGCACGCAGATGAAGGGCACCTTCGGCCCCGACTGCCCCCAGGTGGGCATCAGCACCCCGGCTGCGGGCACGGTGGCCTCGTTCTCCGCACCGGCCGTCTTCAACCCGAGCGGCAACATCCGCATTGGCTGGACGCTGGGCGGCACCACGCCGTCGGTGACCTTTCAGTACGGTATTCAGCAGCTCTACTGACCAAGGAGGTGGACAGTGACAACCCTGGAGGATCTGCGTCAGCGCATCCGCTCGCAGATCATGGGCTTCACCCGGGACCAGCAGCAGGTTTCGGAGCTGGCCACCCCCATGTCGGCCAGTGACACCACCTTCACGCTCGACTCCAGCACGGCCAAGAACATCAGTCGCGGTCTGGTGGAGATCGACGACGAGCTGATCCTGGTCAAGGTGCTGGACGTCAACACCTCTGTGGCCTCGGTGATGGGTCTGACCAACGGGCGGGGCCGGGACGGCAGCGTGGCTGCCGCTCACAACGCCAACGCCCTGGTGACCATGTCGCCCTCCATCACGCGCGTACGCATGACCGAGGCGATCAACCAGACGATCCTGGCGATGTTCCCCACCATCCCGATCTTCGCGGCGACAGAGATCAGCAAGCTGGCGCCCGTGTTCGAGTACGCGCTGCCTGCTGACGCGAAGGACATCTGGTACGTCGTCTCGGACACGGTGGGCCCGACTCAGGTTCACTACCCCTCGCCGCGCTGGCGCTTCAACCCGATGGCCCCGACCAGCGACTTCCCTTCGGGGAAGTCGATTCAGCTCCTGGACTACGTCACGCCCGGCCGGGCGATCCGGATCGTCTACATCAAGGCGCCCGCCATGCTGGTCAATGGCACCGATGAGATCTCCGTGACCGGCTACGAGGACCGCATGGCGGAGACCATCGTCTGGGGCGCGCTCGCGCGCCTGATCCCCGCATACGAGGCGGGACGTCTCCAGCAGCTGGCCGTGGAAGGCACGGAGCGTGCCAACCTGGTGCCCGCGACGGCGGCTGTGAAGACGGCCGCGTACTACGAGCAGCTGTTCCAGCAGGCCATCCTGCGCGAGCGGGACCGCATCCTCGAAGAGACTCCGAACTTCGCCTTCTGGCAGGGTGGCTGATCATGGCGAACGCCTACTTCTACTCGAACATCGCGGTCCCGACCACGCTGTCCGGCAACATCAACAACGCCGTCACGTCGTGCACGGTGGCCGCGACCACCGGCTGGCCGACCAACTACCCCTTCATCGTCGCCCTCGACTTCGGGGCGGCGAACGAGGAGCTGGTGCAGGTCACCAACAACGCTGCGGGCACGCTCACGATCGTGCGCGCCTTCGGTGGCACCTCCGCCGTCTCGCACTCCATTGGTGCCGTGGTACGGCACGTGGCGAACGCCCAGGACTTCACGGACTGGCGTACGCACGAGGCAGCGACGTCCAACGTGCACGGCGTCACGGGCGCCCTGGTGGGCGCCACGTCCGTGCAGACGCTGACCAACAAGACACTGACCTCGCCGACCATCACGGGCCCCACCGTGACCGGCGGTGGCTCGCTGGCCGGTACCTTCACCGGCACTCCGACGTTCTCGGGTGCGCTGACCCTGTCCGGCGGTGGCGCCCTGGCGGGCACCTTTACCGGGTCCCCGACCTTTTCCGGCGCCCCCTCGTTCTCGGGCGGCGGGGCGCTGGCGGGCACGTTCTCGGGTTCGCCCACCTTCAGCGGCACGCCGAACTTCTCGTCGGCCCTGGCAACGAACTCCAGCACAACTGCTACGTGGCGCACCCGGGTCACGGGTGACACCCAGGACCGCCTGTACGCGGAGGCCAGCGGAGCGCTCCAGTGGGGCCCTGGCAACGCGGTCCAGGACGTCAACCTGTACCGCAGCGGGACCAACAGCCTGGCCACGGATGACTCGTTCACCGTGGGCGGCAATCTCCTGGTCGGCAACACCACCTGGACCACGTACACCCCCACCGTGACCGGTGGCGGCAGCGTCACCTGGGACACCCGCACGGGCTACTACTACAAGCTCGGCAAGATTGTCTTTGTGGTGGTCTACCTGGTGGTCAGCGGCGCTGGCTCAGGATCTTCGACGGTGGCGTTCAACATGCCTTCCAACGTGGACCGCAGCACTCGTCAGGCGATCGGCATGTCCGTGGACGCTGCCGGTCTCAACGGCCATAGCCACGCGGTCTTCTTCACGGGTGGCTCGGGTGCCAACGTGGACCGCATCCGCTCCTACGACGGCCAGAACATGATCGGGTCCGATCTGTTGCTCAACGCGATCATCACGCTTGAGGGCTGGTACCGGGAGGCGTAAGTGGACATTGTCTCGAAGCTCCCCTTCGGGCTGGGCAAGTCCGTCGTGGGGGCGGCAGCCACGACGGACGGCGGCCCGGTCGGCTACGACTTCGCCATCGGCGGCATCCCCTTTATCTCCGCGTTCTCGGATGACAGGCCCTACACCCGGGGCCTGGCCCCGGTGCGCAAGGAGCAGTTCGACAACGCCCGGGAGCCGGGCGAGCAGTCGCTGGCCAACTGGTGGCTGCGGGCGCAGTCCACGTTCATCGGTGGCGAGGGCATCCTGTACCAGGACCCGGACCAGATCAGCCAGGCCAACCTCCAGAACCGGCACACGATCCAGTACAGCCACTCGGTGGGGCTGAACCCGTGGACCAACGGCAAGCTGACGCTCCTGCGCTCCACCACCCAGCGCATCGCGGACGGCTCTGGGGCCAACCACTACGTGGTGGGCTGGTCCAACGCGGGCGTGGACAGCTTCTATGCGGCCTATGGCACGAACCTGAAGTCGGACACGGGCGCGGCCACCACCACCATCACGTGGGGTGGCGCCAACACCATCCGCTCGCTGGCGAGCGACGGGACCAAGTACTACGCGGCCGACAACGTCGGCGTGTACTCGGGCACCGGCACAGGGGCCGGGGCCCTGATCTGGAACACGGGCTCCGTCAACACGGTGGTGGCGTGGGTCAAGGGGCGCCTGATGGGCGCCGTGGACAACAAGATCTACGAGCTGACCGGTGCGGGACCGGCGCTCCCGGTCGCCAAGTTCACCCACCTGAACTCCGCCTTCACCTTCACCGCGTTCGCGGAGGGCACCAACGCCATCTATGCCGCCGGGTCGGCGGGCAACCAGAGTCAGATCTACAAGTTCACCCTGGACACCTCGGGCGCCGTACCGACGCTCACCAGCGGCGGCTCCCAGGCAGCCCAGCTGCCCATGGGTGAGGTCGTCTACGCACTCAGCGTGTACCTGGGCAACTTCGTCGGCATCGGCACGAACCGGGGGTTCCGTGTCGGTCAGATCGACGACAACGGGGACATCATCTACGGCCCGCTGATTGTCACGAACACCAACGGCGTGCGCGCCATCGGCGCCTACGACCGGTTCTTCTTCGTCGGTGCCACCAACGGCATCGACGGCTTCTCCGGTCTGTACCGGGTGGACCTGTCGCAGCCGATCTACGACAGCGGGGTCTCGTCCTCGCTCCGGTTCGCCTACGCGAGTGATCTCCAGACGCACCTGACGGGTGCGGTAACGGGGGTTACCAACTTCGGGACCTCGGACCGGATGGTGATCGGGCAGGTGGGGCAGGGCTCCTACCTGGAGTCCGCCACGGTGCTGGAACCCACGGGGTACTTCACCACCGGCCGCATCCGCTTCAACACCCTGGAACCGAAGATCTTCAAGTTCCTCACGGTGCGCATGCCGCTGAACTTCAAGGGCTCAGTGACGGCCTCCGTGACGGAACCCGCCGGGGCCACCACGTCGATCCTCTCGGTCTCCGAGGGGGGCGGCATCTCCATCACGGACATCATCCTGCCCGTGCCCACCTCGGCAGTGGAATGGCTCCAGCTCCGTCTGGACTTCGCACGCTCGGGAAC